TATCTAATAGGGGTTATGAAAACCCTAGAAGACGAGGATAACCAAAAGTATGAAGTTGAGAAAATCGAGAAGACTTTCTTCAACATACCCTTTGCACAACACCCTTCATTCAATGTATCATCTTGTATCGAACTCGGAAAGAGGGATGGTGGGGTCTATGAATATTATAGACGTAAAATCGTCAATAGCCTGCCAACGATAACGAAGACAGGCACAAGACCTATACAGAACCAAGACAAAGATATAGAAATACTCAACGGAGGTAGAGTATTCCCAGAAATCATATCGGACTGCGTAGGAATTGAAGGAGTGGAAGAAGAACTACTAGAAGAGTACTCTTATGAAGTACCGAACCTAGAGTATCTCGATAAAAGGAATCTTAAAAGACAATGGAGAGACCAAGTCTTAGAAGAAGTAACCGAAAATGAGATATGTTACTCGAAACCATTCCTAGTAAAACCAACAGCCATAACTGAAAGGGGAGGTAAAATACGAGTCGTAGGTGTGACCTATGCCGTATGTAATACCGTCTTAACAGATATGATGAACGCCTCGATTGAAATCCTTAAAGGTATACCAGGTATACGAGAAGGATTCTACCTGCACTCAGAAAGTGAGGAGGTAGTCAAGAACGGTATGACCGAACTTGTCAAAAGAGTAGGCAAGGTAGATGTTAAAAAGTCGATCTTCGAAAATGATTTCTCAGAAGCGACTGATCACATCAACCTAGCGTATGCTCAAATAGTGATGGAAGAACTATGCGATTTTATGAATGTCGACGACATTGTAAGAAAGTATGCCTACCGTTCAATATCCGAAAATATTGATGATAGATGCTTCCAAGTGGAATCAGGAGATCTATTAGATGAACCAATAACAGTTGTTACACCGACCCGGGTTAACCAGGTATACTCAGCGTTCACTAACAGTTACATAGAAGAGCAAGAGAAACCTCTTTACATATTACAAAAACCTACAATAATCAGCGAAGACCATGAAGATGATGTATTTATGAAAAAGATTAAAGAGCTCAATTACACAAAAGTAAGTGAAAGCGTGAGGTCGAATAGGTTAAAGAGTTACCACTATAACAGTAGTAGTAAAACAATAATCCTAACGTGGGAACAAATGCAAAAGGAGATCAAATGGTTAGATCTACTTAATACCACTTTGGAAAAAACTCCAACACAGTCTATTTATAGAACCCCATCACTGATGATGACGGGGACTGTTGAATTTATGATTCCAACAGTAACTAAAAACGGACACAAGAGGTGGAGACTAAATGTAGTCCAAGTTATACCAGCGAAAAATCTCGAGGTAAACAAGGAAATACGTCTAATCAAGTACAGTGAAGAACAAAGATTGTACGAAAAATACGGTATACTTCCGGAGAGGTATGACCTTACTTTGGCACAACACCCGCATGTGCCAAGATTGATCTATGCGATCAAAAATGGAACACAAATGGGCTTTAAATTGTCATTTGTTGTACTATGCCTATTGCACAAGTGTGCAACACTTCTTAGTGGAGGAGATGCAACAGCATGCATCTTCGGAGATGACTTAATAGCCAACTGGGGAGATAACACGATGGAATCTTACAAAGTTTATACATCTAAATTCGGTTTCATTAATAATGCTGACAAAACATACAGATCTAAGAAGATCGGTCTGTTCTGTGGAGTTTACTTTGACTTCGTTCGAGGCACGCCAATAAAACGTGTCGAATGGAAGA